ATCAATGAACTTCTCGAACTTGACTGTATTTGATTTGTTCTTAACAACAACTTTGACAATCTTATTTACATAAGGTGTCGCATCAAAGAGTTGGTGATCGGTGTCATCATAATAAATTTGATAAAACATCCGATAAGGATTGTCAATGTAAGTGTGTTCCAGAGTGTCGGTATCAAAGAGAGTAAATCCTCTTTGATCATTCACATCAGTCCAGAACATCTCATAAGGATTTCCTAAGTAGAAGATGCGTCCGTCAGTTGATCGAGTATGGTAGTGACCTGAAAAGACCTTGTTGAACTTCTCAAATAATTTGCTTTCCAGACCATGATCCATGACGATCTGTCGATTAACTCTAAATCCGTTGAGTTCAAGGTGCCCCATCGCACACCTGCAAGAAGTCTTTTGAATTGTTTTGACAGTTGTTTCTTCATTTTCTTGATTGATCCATGGAATAAAAAGTACATCTAAATTATCAATCTTCGCTTCTGTCGGTGTCGAATAAACGTTTACATTATCATACTCACGCAACAAAAGATCAACAGCGTTGATTTCGTTTGTGTTCTTATAATAAGCGTCGTGATTACCCACCATCAAGTGAACTTCAATTCCTCTTTCTTTCAGAGGATCAAAGACAACTCTCTTTGCCCAAGTGAGAGATTTGAATTCAATTCCTTTGCGACTATCAAAGGCATCACCCATATGAATGACGGTGGTGATACCCTCTTCATCCAAAGTCGGAAAGAAAACGTTCTTATAAAATTCTTCGAAGTAATCGTGAAACAGTTGTGAACCTTTACGGGCACCATAATGAGTATCCGTAATAATGGCAACTTTCATCAGTATCTCAACTTACTGTGCACAGCATCCTTGATGCTATTGTAATCCGAATAATTGGATGAATCAAGATCATTGGCATCGAACACTTCATCAAAGTTAGTTCTTTCCAAAATCTTGTTCTTGATCTCCAGTTGCTTCTTCTCTTGGGAGATGCGTCTGAGGAATGCGTAGTAAATGATCTGAGTGAAGTAAGCAAAAGGATTCTTTGACTTCTCAGAATTGAAGTTGTGAATGTAGCGAACACAGTTCTCAATTCCATCACAGATCATGTCCTCACGGAACATGTAATTGACAAAGTTTGGTTTGTAAGACAGACGGTTGGCCATCTTCAAGAAACAGTCACCAATATAACGAGGGATTGGTGGCTTAGGAAGTCCTGCTGCCTCTGCTCTCTTTACCCTGCGAAGTAGATCTCGATGGCATCCAGGAAGTCTTTGTTATTGACGTAGTGTTCTTTTGCCTTTGGCTTTGCCATTACCTTGTATTTCTTTGTAAGTGTCGTCATTCATAATGTTAATTCCTGTATTCATTTTATCAAATTATCTTTGGCTTAACAAACCATTGATATATTGATAGAATTAGGTTTGTGGACTTTCAGATCAATTAATAGCTTAGAGCTCAGAGATCCTTCGAAGGAGACATCTTGAAGATCTTCTCTAGAATCTCTTTGGTGTCATGAACGTTCCCGAGGTAACCCATCTTACGATCCAACTTGGAGTAATTGGATTTGTTTGACTTACGAACATAATCCTGATACATCATGATCATTGCGATGTCATCCGATTCAGACATCGTAAGAACATCATCAAGATTGATTACAAAGAGATCTTCAGTGGAAGTCTTCAACCAGGGTTCAAGTTTGTAACCAGTGGTTTGTCCTCTGGTCTTCATTTCTTCAACAATAATTGGATTAGAGATCAGAAGCATTGTTCTGTCACCTTCATCCGATGCTGCTACCTTACAGAAGATTTCATCACCACATTTGAGTTTGATTGTTGCAAAGAAATCATCTTCTATCATTTACACCTCCTTAGTCTTTTAGATCAACTGATACAATCTCATAGTTAAAGTGTTCAGAAACATAGATCTTAACTCTCTCGATGAAGTGGTTGAGTGTATAGTTCTTTCTTGAGTTCAGAGTAATGTCATCAGCGATGTCATACAATCTTGCTTTGACTTTATCCTTTCCCTTTCTCAGAACTCTTCCTATGCTCTGGAGATTACGAATTCTTGATTTAGAAGGAGAAGCAAAGATTACGTTGTGAAGATTTTTGATGTTGATTCCAGTGGAGAATGTTCCAAAAGATGCTACGATAATTGCATCCTTCTCCTCTTCTGTGATCCTTCTGACTTCTTCTCTCTCATCGGTGGCCACACCACCATGAATGTAAAAGACTTTACGTCCTTCATTTACTTTGTTATTTATCATTTCGTAAAGTATGTCCCCATGGGATTCCACTCTCGTAAAGAGAAGAAGAGTGTTTCCCTTGAGATCACAAGTCAAATTTGTTAGAAACTTGTTTCGTCGTTCATGAGAAATCAGATATTGAATTTCATCCTCATATGTGTCAAACTTCTTGGGTTTGTGTTTCAGAACCACACACTGAATGTCAAGAGTGGCAAGGTGCCCCTCATCAATAAGTTTCTTGGTCTGAGTGACTTTGTAAGATGGACCAAAGAGTCCTTCCAGAACCCACTTGTGTGTCTGAGTTCCATCGAGTGTTCCTGTGAAACCAAACCTGTATTTCGCATGATGTAACTTTGTCATAACACCAACCAAAGACTTACTCTTGAAAAGGTGCGCTTCATCACCAATGATGACATTGAAGTCTTCAAAGAAACTTCTGTCAAGATTGTAAATGGATTGCCAAGTTGTAATGGTGACTTCATTGACATTAGTTCTTTCACGTCCAGCATAAATTCTGTGACAGTGATTCTGAGCATCCCATCCATAATCCTGGAAGTCTTTGAACATCTGCTCCACAAGAGAAGTTGTGGGAACCACTAGAAGAATCTTTTGTTTGCGAGCAACAAAGTATCTCACCAGTGTGTAAATCATGAATGACTTACCAGAAGCAGTTGGTGAAATTAGAAGTTTTCTGTTATATCTCAGCGCGTCATAAACAGCGTCAATCTGATAATCTCTGGGTTGAAGGTGTGTAATAGAATTCATATAATCCTTGACACCACCTTTGCTCACGAACTCATTCACCTCAAAAGGTGGTCCGTAAAACTTGTTATTTTCGAATGAGTAAGTGTATCCTGCCTGATCACAGAATGCAACGATCTTATCCAACAGACCGATGTAAATTCTCTTAGTTCTCATGTCGAAGAGATGAATGTCTCCATTCCAATTTCTTCTTCGATACTGAGGCATGAACTTCTTATTGGGAACTTCAAAGGTGAAGCGATCCCTAAGTTCATATTCGATGTGAGGTTCTGTTGTGATCTTAAGATATACTTCGTTTACTTTTTCAATAACGAGGTCAGCCATGTCACCATGTATCTGACCTATTTAGTTATCCCATGCCAGCTGCGAATCTCATGAATTCAATTGCATTCTTGATTTGATAAGTTCTCTGTGCCAACTGCTTTAGAATCTCTTCAAGATACTTCAACATGACATCATAATATTCAATCTTCAACGAAACTCCTGAGAGTTTTTCATCAGCGTCCAGATACTTTTGCATCGTTTCCTTATCTCGAATCTTTTTGGGAAACGGATCTTTAATATAAACGTCTGGATCTGCTTTACCTGAGAAATATTCATAACGTTCATGGCGGATGTTTTTCCTTTGTTGATCTGCCTTCTTTCTTAGCAAAGTGATATTGTTATAGAGATCGTAGTACTTTGCGTGAAGAACAGGAATGTTTAGTGATTCGGTATGGAGATTATCAGGATCCAACTGTGAGTCTTTCACCCACATTGATTGGATTGTTTCAAGGTCAACCATTAACAACAGGACGTAATCTCATCAATATTATAAACCATGTATTTGAAACTTACTTGTGCAGTAAAGTATTGGAGTTCGGTTTGAGTTGCATCAAACTCCAATGTGCTAAGGCGATAAGGAAAGCAGTTCTGAAACTTGACTTTGAACTTAGCATTGTTCATTGAGTCAAGAATAGTCAGAGTTGCATCGGAGTAAAGATTCAACTGAGACTTGTCTGGTTGTTCAATGGGAAGTTGATCCTCATTTTCATTACTCAACTGCCAATTATAAGTTTCGCTCAAACTCTCTGGGAATCCAATGCCGCGCATCCAGTTTTGAATCTGCATGTAATTCTCAAGACCTTCATCCACCAGGAAATCGAATGTCAGATCTTCGAAGTCAATCATTGTTCCTGGAAGAGGAATCATTCTCAAATAGTTTGGTTGCTCTGCCACATCAAAATTCATGGCAGGAATCGTTACTTTCTTGCCAAAGAAAGAAATCTTAGGTGCTTTGTTGATCGAGAACAAAAAACCTGTTGGGGCAAGAAAGTTTCTATTCTCAATTTGTCCAGGAACTGGCTTATTGACTGCCATGGTGTTTTTTAATTATTTATCAGCAGCCTTTGATCTGAGTGGCAACATTACCACCAATATTAGAACCCATATCCTGTCCCAACATTACTGCCCAACCTGCTGCGAGCCATCCGATGTAAGGAATGCCTGCAATTGATGGTGCGATTGATGCTCCAATGCTTGCACCAACTAACCTACCTGCATTCTCTCCGCCACCTTCCGCCTTGATGCACTCTTCGGACCTCGCAATCGGCTTTCCCTCAGAATCAACCTCCTGTGGTTGTGGGGTTCCGTTGGGAATGTATTGTCTTTCAACAGTTGTGGTTGATCTTCCACCAATTCCAAAAACACCATTGGATTGATCGGTGTAAGTCTTGTTATCCAAAACAGTGGGATCATGTCCCTTGTAATCAATCGTGTAACTTCCGTCTGGGTTTACAGTGATTGAATATGATGTGTAATCTCCAGCTGGAGGATAATTAATTTGAATTGGTTCTTTTTTGATGAGGTGTCCAATCACTCCGATGTGTGCCACTGCAATGATTACACCAACACTTCCAGCGAACCATTTTATGTACTTCATGACATCAGAAGTGAGTGATGTTATTTATTGTACATATCCTCAAGAATGGCACGATAAAGGTATTCCTTCATTTCGATCAAATGCTGTTGCTCCCCAATTGGACATTCGGGATAACCAGGCCAATTCTTCAAATAAAAACAAACAGATTTATGGAGAAGTTTTACATCTTCAATGTCAATGTGCATTGAGTAAAGTGGTTCTTCTTCTGGCATAATCGTTTCATTTATTTAGAAACATAAAAAAAGAGGACCCGAAGGTCCTCTTGAAATCTCTTGTGAGAATTGATCACATGAGGTTCTTAACAGCAACGCGACGATAGTAGCGGTTGGAGTTAACGCGCAGGCGACCCAGGCCTTGGGTTGTTCCTTCAGCGAATGGGTTAGCAACCAGACCATAACGGGTCTTGAAGCCAATCTTGGGCTGGAAGGTGTCCTCACCCACGGCACGAACCATTTGCAGGGGAACGTATGGGCAGTAGAAGAGACCAGCGTCATAAGGTGAAGAACCCTTATAACCAACGACGTAGTACTGATTACCTGAGTTGGTTGCAGTGTTAGCAGCAGCCAGGTTAGCAGCATATGGGTCGATGTAGACGCGGAACTTACCGTTGATGGTTCCAGCAAAGGTGTTGCCAGTGTCGTCAACGTTCAGGTTTGCGTTCAGAGCAGGGGTGTAATCCAGGATGCCTGCCATTGTCAGTGCCGAAGCAACGTCAGCAGAGCAGAGGATCATGTTGCCCTTTCCTCTACGAGTTCTTTGTGCGATTGCGTTAGCGTCGCGCTCGATTTGGAACAGGAGACCCTTGAACTTCTCAACACTCCAGC